ATTCATGCACCTACAGATTTGTTTGGAGAAGACTTTTACACAGGTCGAATGACACTCACATTCTTTATGCACAAAGATTGGACTTGGGATTGAAATATAAAATCTTATACATACTCTGTATGGTTTGTTCCGAAGGCTATATATTTCTTTAAGACCAGTTGGGAAACTGACACACACCCACTTGCAGGGTGTTTTTTTGTGTTATTATAGATATATGATTTAATTTTATTATGGAAACACGCAAATGTTCAAAGTGTGGAATAGTGCATCCTCTAACAGAGGAATTTTTTGGTAGGAATCAATCAACAAATACTGGTGGAGACAAATATTTTAGACCTGAGTGCAAGGTTTGTACTAAAAAAGCAGGTCAAGGAAAAAACAAAGCATATAAGTTGGCAGGTAAACCAGAGTACCCAAAACTAGGAACACCGTGCTATAATTGTGGTAGAACTGATAAGAAATTAGTGTTCGATCACGATCACGAAACACTTGCACATCGAGGTTGGTTATGCGATAATTGTAACAGGAGTATAGGTATGTTAGGAGATACAATTGAATCTCTAGAACGTGCTATCAAATATTTAAAAGAAGGTAACTTATATGCCAATTAACAAAGTGACACAGGAACTATAGACATCTCTCATAAAACTATTATAATGAATGTATTAACAACGATACTATGCAACTAAGACCACATCAAAACGAAGCACTTGCGAAGATGAGACTACGCAGAAAAGGACAGGTTATTGTTCCTACTGGTGGTGGCAAGACTATGTGTATGATTGAAGATGCCAAGAGAAGATTTGCACAGGATAGTTTACCAAAAACTATTGTTGTAGTTGCACCTCGTATTCTACTTGCAAACCAGTTATCAGCAGAGTTCTTAGAGTTTATTACTGATGTTGATGTTGCTCATGTTCATAGTGGAGAGACACATCACTTCAGTACAACTAAAACTGATGTACTTGAGAACTGGTATCATAATAGTGTCAAGAATATCTTAATATTTACAACATATCATTCATTACATAAGATACAAGAGTCACTTGATATTGAAGTTGATACTATCTATTTTGATGAGGCACATAATTCAGTTCAGAAAAATTTTTTCCCTGCTACTGAACATTTCTCTCATCTTGCTAAAAGATGTTATTTCTTCACTGCTACACCAAAGCATAGTCGCTCTCCTGTCAAGGCTGGTATGAACTGGCCAGAGTATGGTCAAGTGATATGTCAAGTGCCTGCTCCACAATTAGTTAAGGAAGGTTACATTTTACCACCTAAAGTTGAAGTTTATCAATCAAGAATACTACATAAAGATGAGTTAGTTGCTGATCGTGATTGCGAACAGATGATTGACTCGATTGATAATATATGTAAGAATAAAGTATTGATATGTGCTAAGTCAACTAAACAAATCATTGCTCTATTATCTCAAACTGATTTCATTCAAGAGTTAGCAGATCGTGGTTATTCATGGTTGACTATCACATCTAAAACTGGCGCCATTATTGATGGCGAAAAGGTAGATAGAGAAGAGTTCTTTAATACTCTTAATGCTTGGGGTAGAGATACAACTAAAAAGTTTGTTGTATTACATCATAGTATTCTATCTGAAGGTATCAATGTCAATGGACTAGAGGCAGTTCTATTTCTCAGAAGTATGGACTATATAGGTATAAGTCAAACTATTGGACGTGTGATACGTCTAGGAGACGCCACAAAGACGTTTGGTTTAGTTTGCATACCTGTCTATAGCAAAGTTGGAATTAGTACTGCTCGCAAAGTTGAAGCGGTTGTTGATACTGTATTCAACAAAGGCGAACCAGCAATCTCAATAGTAAACAATTAGTCAAATGAAAGACCAAAACTCAATAGATGTTAAAGAAACATCAACTCAAAAGTATGAGAGGGCATTAGATTTATTTACTGAATCAGTATTAAAACCAGACCACGATTTGCGTGGTTGTGCTCATAATCAAGGTTGTTATGAACAACTTATGGAGATAAGACAACACGTTTTAGATTATCTTAAAACTTTAAAAGAAGTTACACATCATACAAATGCTGATGAGAGTGACGAGCTAGAAACTGAGAAATTAATTGAAACTAAAAGAGTTTATACTGAGAAAGAGTATTGGGAAGGCAAAGTGCCTGATGACCAGTTTCAAGAATACTTACACAAATATGGTTATGAGTACACACCACTTGTGACAGTTGATAAACCTACACACAGGGCTCGCCATTCTGACTTAGATGCTCTATAATAAGAATGGGGAAACAAAATTAAGGTGTTTATGGTTTATCCTAGGCTAACAACTTAATGGTAGTTAAAATCAAGTGCGTACCAAACTACCACCTTTTGTTTTTGTTTCTCGCACCTTATTACAACAAACAAACACTATGTCAACACGTTCACGAATTGGTATTTTATTACCAGATGATAGCATCCTTTCAGTATATCATCACTTTGATGGTTATCCTGAGTGGTTAGGTGTTACTCTCGAAGAACACTTCAATACCTATGAAAAAGCATCAGAACTTATAGATGGTGGCAATATGGGATGTTGCTATTCTGACAATGAGTATAACTCAGAGACAGGAGAATATGAGAAAATAGAACCTAGAGCAACCTATTATGGTGGCGATGAGGAAGCACCAATCTTAAGTAAAAACTTTGATGAGTTTACACGAATAGATTGTTGGCAAGAGTATGCCTATGTGTTTGTTAAGGACAGATGGGTGGGTTATTCAGTTCGTCACAAATGGAATGATGATTACAGTAAGATGACCGATTGTATCGTAAATGAGGTACAAATCCCAAAAAAGGAGACAGTTGAATAAGTGTCACAAGGGGGTATCCAACCCCCTTTTTTAGTGCTATAATGAATGTATAAACAAAGAAACACCCCTATGGAAAAAGTAATCGGACAATCAGTTCAGAAAACAAATCAAATCTTTTTAGAAAGATATGTTGATGACTATTGTAAAGCACTTGATGAGAATTTCAAGCAAGACACAATTAGAAGTTTAGAGCATAATCTACAACGTGACCCAGAGTGTTCTTATTCAGCAGAGCAACTTGTCAAGATTATGCAAGGTAAAGCAAACCTTGACAAATTCAGATACATTGAAGGTAAGAAGTATTACAAAGTAGTCAGAGAAGAGTATGACGAAAGAAATGACAGATGGAGAGATTCAACAGTTCACGCATTTGTGGATAGAAAAACAGGGGATGTTTACAAACCTGCATCTTGGAAAGCACCCGCAAAACACGTTAGATTTAACTTTTGCAACAAAAAAGATTTATTATTTCTAACTGACCCTAGATGTGTTGGATGGGCGGGTGGATACCTATACTTAAGATAAAATGAAACTATCACTCAAAGAAAAATTAATATTCATTGCTTCATTCTTGTGGATGCTACATTGGGGAACTAATATAGCAAACCTAATTATTGACACATTCTTGTTAAAAAATAGTGTCAAATTATTACCATTTGGATTATAATTTTACTATATAATCTCGTATGTGTTAAAATAAAGTAATAGAGAAGAGAATAATATTAGTTTAAAAGCAAACTATTATCACTCAAACAAATGCAACTCAAACACATTGAACACCCCGAAGATACTATCCTTACTGGAGACTTATCAGCAATTAACTGGTTTACTCTACAGGGAAAGGTATCTCTTAAAATAGATGGTTGCCCTGCTATTGTATGGGGAACTAATCCCGAAAATGAAAAGTTTTTTGTTGGTACAAAATCAGTATTCAACAAAGTCAAGAAGATGATATGTCACTCTCACGAAGAGATTGATATATTATATGCTGAAAAACCAGACTTGGCAAATAAATTACACAAATGTTTTGATAATTTAGTCAGAACAGAGAATATCTATCAGGGAGATTTGATAGGTATTGGTGGCGATGACTACTATCAACCCAACACTATTGGGTATCTATTTCCATATAAGATAGAACATAATATTATCATCGCACCACACACAGAGTATATCGCTACAGGAGATACTCTACTTGATACTCACGCAATACCACTTGACCATATACTAGAGAATGATTTGGACAAAGTATTATATGTTCAATGTAATGCTATTGCAAAGTTTCAATCATTTGTATATGATAGATGTCAATTTGCAAAACAAATGGCAACTATGGTTCAGTTTGTTGATGACAAAAAAGCACAACAAATTAAAAAAACTATCAATCATTGTATCCGAACTGGAATACCAATTACAGATGATGTAGTCAATGCTATATCACACTCACATAATATTGACCCTAACTTAATGAGACTTTGGAAGTTAGTTAAGTCAATTAAAATGGATGCACTTAAAAGGTGTGAACACGATGGATGGTGGACAACATTTGATGACGATGGCGAAATAGATGGCGAAGGTTATGTAATGTGGAATAGGTGGGGTATATACAAATTAGTGAATAGAAATCAATTTAGCAGATTAAATTTCCTAACGAACAACAATTGGGTCAATTCATAAAGTGTCACAAGCTTCGTTGAAAAGCGATATGGATACACTATAATAAGTACATAACAAAGAAACCCTTATGAACTCAGGAACTTCAAGCACAGAACTCAATGATATGTTCACAGACTTTGTGAACTACGTTGACAGTTTCTACGGTCAGAATGACCCCTTATATCCTATGATGTCTCAAGAGACTAAACAACCTCTTACAAAGTACGACATCCTTAGAGCAACAGAGAACTACCTATCAATGTGTAGTGATAAGACCAACAAGTCTTGTGAATGGGGGGATGGAGATAGTCTTGACAGAGAAAGAGTCAGAGACATTCTACTTGATGATTACAACTACAAGTTTGTAGGAGAGTAAGATGACAAAACTAAGAAGTGAATTTCCACAGACACCACTTAATCTGACTCTCAGAGAAGAGCAGATAAGCACCATACTCTATTGCCTAGAGGGTTACTCACAGGGTAACGATGATACAGAGTTGGTGGAAGAGTTAGACGAAATCTTTGAAGTCTTGGAAACTACTGTTGACAAGTTTTACAATAAGATTGAAAAGGCAAGAGCAAAAAGACCAGAGGAGGAATGGTAATGGCAAAACACACACTTGAATTAGATGACTTGGAACTAACAGCACTCATCACACACCTTGAAGGTCAAAGTGAAATGATGTGTGAGTCAAGAGCGAATAGTAGTTACCCAGATGAACTACCTGATAGAGAAGAAGTGCTACTGAATCTTGTATATGCAAAGGCATTTACAATAGGTTGGGATGCAGACAAAGACCCTAACAATGATTTTGACTTAATTAAAAATCAAGATAGGATTTATCAAAACAAATTGTACCCACAAGTTTACGGACAAACAAAATGACAACATTAACATCATACATTGATTGGTCAGCAAAATACTGAATGACCACTTAAAAACTGAACCAAGTTGGTTGGCAACTTGTAGTAAAGTCAACAAACACACTAGAGCGGGTAAAGATGGTAAGTTTATCATTTGCCCAGAATGTAATCAGGGTGCATTTGTGTTTCACTTTAGTTGGTCAGCACTAAACTGTCAACATTGTGACACTATGATAGAAAAAAATCAATGGAAGGTAACAGGATGAACCAATTTGACAATTACGAACTAACAACTATGGATTATGCACTTAAGTATTATCTTGAACATAATGAAATGCTTGAAGATGATGATATTGAATGGTGCAATATCGTAAGAAAGAAGATTGATACTGTCATATTAAGTCAAGCAAAGTATGATATGGAGTGTGGCTAGGACAGTTAAATTACTGTCACACCACATTGTTATATGGTAAAATCTTTGCTATAATAATAGTAATTACAGAGTTATTATGACCCCCGAAGAAAAGTATCGTGACCTCTACGAACAAATGTATGAATTGTGTGAGGAACAGGGATGGGGAGACCCATTCTCTTATGCAAGATCAAGAGAAATCTATATGGCGGGATTACTTGGTCATAAAGTTGCAGATGATTATTCTGGGGAAGATGCAATTGATGAAGATGGTGGTTGTGAATACAAATCTACCATAGGTAAGAGTGTCAATGGAACTTATAATGGTATAAGTGTTCAAGATACTTGGGAACTACAAGAGAAATACATTGTAGAGGATAAAATTGGTAAATACCAGAATCACTACTATGCAAGATTTAAAGGAGGTAAAGTTGAAGAAGTCTGGAAGTTGGGTTGCGATGTTGTATTGGATTTATTATTACCAAAGATTAAGAAACAGTTTGATGGAGGAACATCACACAAGAAAGACCCTAGAATAGGTGTAAGTATTGGACAGAAAGAGATTGAGAGTTATGGTCAAAGAATTAGATAGTAATAAGATATTATATTCAAGTGGAAATAATGATGAATGTTATACACCTGATTATGCGGTAAAACCTATCTTGGAGTATATTCCAGATGGTGCTACAGTATGGTGTCCTTTTGATACCGAAGCAAGTGAATTTGTTAGACTCATATCAAAGAAGAATAAAGTTATTAAATCACATCTTGATGATGGTCAGGACTTCTTACAATGGCAACCGAAGGAAGATTGGGATATGATAATATCAAATCCACCCTTTAGTAATAAACGTAAGTTTTTTGAAAGAGCATTATACTTTAATAAACCATTTGCTTTGATTATGTCAAACACTTGGTTAAATGATTCCACACCTAAAATATTATTTCACGATAGAGATTTACAATTATTGATGTTTGATAAAAGGATGGAATTTAATCAAAGTGATGGTAAGGTTAACAATAAAATTACATTCAGTAGTAGTTACTATTGTTGGAACTTTCTACCTAAACAGATTATAATGCACAAACTAACTAAACCTACAAGACAGATTGTGCCAGCTTATCAAGTGTCACATGATATAGTGACACCACTTACACAACTGCTATAATAGGTATATACAAAGGAAAAACCCCTTATGTCTAAATCTAAAAAACAACTCAAGAAAGACCTTAAGTATCTTAAGAAACATCTTGACGATAATAAAGAAATCAATCAAATTATCGAACACACAAAAAAAATTGGGATTTCATCCGCACAATATTTTTGTGAAGAATTTGTATTCATTCCTGACGGAGAAACACCAGAAGAATGTGCAAGATTTCACGATGTTGAATATCTTGATATTACAGAGTTCAACTATCATCATTGGATAGGTAACAAAATGGAGGACTACTAAAATGACCACAAAAACAGACCCTAATAAGGACTTTACAATCAAAGAGTTCTACATCAAAGTCAAAGGAGACTATGGTAAAGAAAAGAATGTCAGAGTCAATGATATGGGAGACAAGTTGCTTACTCTTATAACTGACTTAGGTTGGGAGTATCAAAGAATGAGTAGAAGTGGTCAGGAAGTCTTTGATGAAATACATCAACTTCTTGGTACGATTAAAGAAGATGAAGTTTATATGGAGATTTAAAAATGATTACACCCAGAGTTAAAATGGAAACACAATCTTTTACCTATGTCTCACGCAATACTGGTAAAGAAGAGTTGGTTAATCTTAATGAGAACCAACTCAATGCACTCAGAGAGTTTTATGTTGAGCGATTTGTGGACAATATGGAAACATCAGACTTAGTTCAATATGTAACTGACGATATGTTTCAATATATGGAGTCACTTCCTGACAATGAAGTCATTGATGAATGTCTTAATTATTGGGATGATATGTTCGATGAAATTATCGAAGATGTCAAAGAGTTTGAACAATGTGATTTCAAAAAAACCATAGATGATAAGAGAGAAGAGTACCTTGATAGTCTATCAGAGGGTAAAGACCTTGATGACTATGGTAGCAAAGTTGATGCACTTGTGGATAGTATGGGTGTGACAGCTGAAGAAGAGTCCACTACACACAGACGTAGAGACTTGGATTCGCTATAATAGTAGTATAACACAGGAGAAACCCCTTATGTCAAAAGAAATGCTATTCCTATGTGATGTTTACGACAAGTGGTTAGATGAGAATGAACTACCACACAGAAGTGCGTGTGACATTCTTTATGGAGAAAATGCCTGTAAACTCACAGGTAATCAAACATACTGGTTAGAGAGTTTTATCTCTACTTGGGATGTGATAGCGGAGCATTGTTAAGATGATTGACAAACTCACAATATCAGTTCCCTTTACTGGCGATGAACTGTATGAAACTATCAAACTCTATGACATATTAAGAGATATGGACTTTGAGTTATCAGAAACACAAGTCGAAGTGTTTGAGAAATTACAAGATGCAGAAGTCAATGGAGGATTTTTCTAATGACATTATTAAATGATATACATGACATTATCGAACAGGGAGATAATGGAACATCACATGATATAGTTGATGTAATGTTTAACTTGTTAGATGCTAATCAACTCACTCAATTAGAGGATATAATTGTTAATCAGTATCCTTATCCAGATAAAGATGATCTTTTTATTGACATCAATAATACAGGAGGAAAGTATTAATGGACAAAACTAAATTCACACCCGAACTTATCAGCGAACTTAAAGGTTTTTATGTTGAGAGAGTTGTTGATAACATGGATACTAAAGACCTAGTAAACTATGTAATGGATGATCTTGACAGGTATTATGAAAAAATGTCAGATGCAGATTTTCTTGAAGATGCCTACAACTATTGGGAAGATTCATTTGATGAGGTGGTCGAAGACATCAAAGAATATACTGATTGTAAATTCAAAAAGGACAGAAGGGAGGATTAGTGTGCCAATAATATTTCCGCACACTTATTGTACCTTTTTCACACAAAATTTACTATAATTAGTATATAACAAACAGAGGTCTTATGATTTTCCAAAACACATGGCAAGATGAGATTGTACTTCACGAAGCATTTATTAAAAATGGCGATGTTTCAATCAGAGAGGTTACACTTGACGGAGATCCAGTAGAGGACTTTGTTGACTATCATCCAAGTATCGGTGCAAGTGATGATGAACTCACAAAGATATGTGATGACATCTATCAAACACTTATGGGTGCTTATTGTGCTGAAATGATTAATTTGAGTAGTGATGCTCTACAGGTACTTGAGGATATATCATAATGAGAACATACATTTTCAAAGACTACCTAGAGGATAAGCATGGTAAGTTTTTACCTATGCAGACCATTGAGTCAGAGGAGTTCGGTAGGCACTTCTTTATTGACATAGGATTTCATTTCATATCAGCACCAAGTTTCAAAGATGGTGGTTATGATGAGTCGCAGTTAGATTATGTGAGCAACTGGTCTGATTGGGAAGGTGTGGACATGGACAAACTGTTTGACATCAATCGCAAACTATGTTGGAATCAATGGCAAGAGGACAGAGAAAAGGCACACACAGAAATGTGTGAATTTCAAGAAGCATTAGAAACAGGGGAGATTCATTTCTTATGAGTTACGACACAGAACACTATTACGCAGTTCAAACATTCCTTGAAGATGATGAACTATGTAAGATATGGAACATTATCGAAATTGCAATGAACAGAGAAGGTTATGACGTATCAAACGCAGAACTTTCATTGAGACTATTTGATAGTGAACTCACAGAAAACATTGAATGTGACATGGAGCATTTGTTATGAAAACATTTATTATTGAAGAAAAGTTTGTTGGTTATGCTGACATTCGCATTGAAGCAGAAACCGAAGAGGAAGCAATCGCACTCTATAATCGTGGTCACTATCCAGATAGTGAGTATGACATGGATGATATGTTCTATGACTTTGAGTTTAACTCTATCAGAGAGGAAGGGAAAGAGGATAGTGTGGATGTGACAGAAAAAGAGGTGTCTACTACACACAGACGTAAGGATATGGATTTGTTATAATAAGTACATAGCAAACAAAGGTATTATGAACTCTGGACAATCAAGCACAGAACTTAACGATTCTTTCACAGATTTTGTGAACTATGTTGATTCATTCTATGGTCAGGATGACCCACTCTATCCTATGATGAGTAAAGAGACAAAGCAACCACTCTCAAAGTTTGATATTTTAAGAGCAACAGAGAACTACCTATCAATGTGTAGTGATAAGACTAACAAGTATTGCACTTGGGGGGATGGCGATTCTCTTGATCGTGAGAGAGTCAGAGACATTCTACTTGAAGAGTACAACTACAAATTTGTAGGAGAGTAAAATGAGTTACACCAACAACGAACTAGCATTGTTAGACCTTATTTCCAACATCAACAACACATTTTATTATCTTGGAGAAGAAGGGGGTGATGTTGACCAGTTTGAAATTGACAAACTACAC